CATTTCAACGGCGTGTTTCTTCATGAGTTCCATGATGGCACCATCACCAAAGTTAGACTCAATGAGACAAGTAGACGCTTCAAACTGCTTTGCCCGCCTAAGGATTTCTCTAAGGGTCTTATCGGAGTAACCATCCTGTGTGGCAAAGATGTCCCTCAAAAAGAGGAAACCATTGATCTGTGAAAGGATTATGGAAACGGTTTCGTCTTTTCCTCGTCCGGACGGATCAACGGCAACAATAGTTTCCCCGTATGGGATAAATTCCGAAACAGTCTTAGGCCGGTGCCATCGATCGCCAGGGAGAGCGACAGCAGGGAGATCCAACAGAGTCTCTTTATCGGCGCCCCACACCACGTCAGATGGACCTTTCTTAGCATCAAGCGGTAGTACTGAAAAGTCGCTGAGTTTGAGAGGAAATTTAAGGGCGTCACTTAGGCTGGTATCCAACATAAACTGCAGCATGAAGTTGCTGCGACTCATACTCTGTTCCCTTTCGAGAAGGTTGATCTCAGAGAAGCGAGTATCTGTTGGCGTCCAAGAAAGCTTTTCCAGGCCGCTCTTGTTGATGTCCTGTTGAAGGTCCTCGGCAAGGATGTCCTCGTATCCGATAAGACTTTTTGGATAACGAGCGGGCCAGACAAAGGGTCGATAGTTACGTTCCCTTAGGGTTCGGTAGATAGTAAAGGTTGTTTGTGGGGTTCCAAGGAAGATAATTCGACTGTCCTCCTTTGGTGTAAGAACTGACTCACCTTCTGTTACCAATTGCAATAACTTTTCTCTCATAAGATCAGTCGCTGAGTTACTCGGAACCTCCACATCATCAAAGATAATTACATCAGCACGAGAACCAGTTAGCTGTCCCGTAATACCAACACTTTTAACGGAGGGGCTTTGAGCAGGGCGACATCCATAGACATCAAAGGATACGCGGGACCAGCGTTGGTCGTCATCCTTTGGGGTGAGGTGGTTAAGCCACGAGATCTCAATAAGGCACTTCTGACAAAAGATTGTAAAGTCATCGGCCCGCTGCTTACTAGCAGACACAACCATGATCTTCTTGTCTCGATCACAAAAGAGAATCCAAAGGGTAAAGGCAGCCGCAATCCACGACTTACCTAGTCCTCGAAAGGCTTGAATTTGAAGACGCTTTGGACCGTTTTGAAGGTACCGAGCAATGGCAAGTTGTGCTCTTGTTGGAGGAGGCAGGTCGAGCGACTTCCATACAAGAGAAAGGAACAAAGGAAAACTAGCGGCCAGACGGGCCTCAGGAGTGCCCTTAGGGTGGGTCATAGGGGGAACATACGTAAAAGGGAAAAGAGGAGGCCTACAGGACCGTAGAACCCCCTCTCAGAAGCCATTACTTGTTAGGCTTTCGGGTAGGCTTTTTAGCAGCCTTTGGTTTGGGGCCAAGCGCCTTATCAATTGCGCGACCAACAGGACGCAAGGCTTTACCAAGTTTAGTGCCAAGCTTTTGGCCGATCTTTTTAGCAACAGGAGTTCCTGCTGTCAGTAACGCACCAGACGCAAGAGTACCTCGACCAGTAGCACCACCCATCATATTGCTACGACTATAGACGGCGTTATTGGCATTAGGTCCAACAGGTTTGGTGTTGCGTGTCCGAGAAGCAGCACGTTGGGCCTTTCGTTCCAGCTTTTTGATTGTCCTATTGTCATAGGTATTGGTAACATCCTGATTCATGTTTCGGATGTTATTGGCTGGAGGCTTTGGCTTTCTACCAGGACTGATTTTATTGGCAGGTTTTTTAGGTGCCATCTTACTTCATCTTGGTGGTATATTTCTTACCACGCCAGGTGAACTGATTAGCGCCAGAAGAACGTGCGGCCTTAAAGGCCTGATCAAACGTCTTCTTGTTCATGGCCCCCGTAGTTGTGGAGGGCTTGGGACCTTGCTTGGGCTTATAGTCGCCCCGCTTCATTGCAGCCTTAAGGGTGCCATCGGCAGCAGGACGCGCCTGAAGCACAGCGGCAGCAGCCCCACCACGAGCAAGACCCTTAAGACCACCCACCACAGCGCGGGCAGTACGAGCAGCCTTTAGAGTGCCCTCCATAGCCTTCATGGCACCACGAGCACCACGACGAGCCTGAGCGGCCTGCTTAAGTTTCTGACCCTGTTGCTGGGCGGCCTTCAGTTTGGCTTGACCACCAGTACCAGTTGTCACCTTTGCCGATCCAGAGGTACCACCCCCTGATTGGGTAACTTTTGCTGTGCTGGTAGCTTGACGTGCCTTACGTCCTTCCGTTTGAGCGCGACCATCAGGACGCTTTGTAATGCCGCTGGAAGTGGTCTTTGCAGCAGCCCGGACTTTACTAGCAGCACTAGGCTTGGCGCTGACAGGACGAGGGCTACGACCAGGAGTCACAGGGCGGGTATAGCTGGTGCCTTTACCAACAGTAATCGGTTTTGCTTTTGCCATGATAATAATTCTCAGACCCGACGCACACGACCAGTTTTATCAGCAGCGTTAGAAGCCGGCACACGATCGGCCTTACGCACGTTCTGAATAGCAGTGGTAGCAGCCGCAACGGTAGCGTTCAGGGCCACGGTAGTAGCAGAAGTAGCAATCGTGTTATTCAGTTCGTGCTTGTCGATCTGACCAGGGGCGGTAGAAATCGAACCGTAGGCGGAACCGCCAGCAGGAAGAGTAGCCATCTTTTTAAGAGATTGGGTTTACGTAGTTGTCCAAGAAAGAACCTTGGAAAAGTTTGAAAGGTCAAAGGAGTCCTGACTGACCCACCAAGAAAGCCAATGGGAACTACCTTTTGATTGATTACAGGACCTACAAGCAGGGACCACGTTATGCGTTGTGTCATGACCACCGCGCATCTTAGGGTGAACGTGATCCAAGGTAAGATTGTCGGAGGAGCCACAATAAGCACACTGGTTCTGCCAATGGTCTTTAATGGCCTGTCTCCACATCCTCTTTGCTTCGCTGCTTGTCATGGCCCTTAGGAGGAAGAGGTATTCAGAAGGATCTTTGAGAGGCATGAGCCGCTACAGTGGTTTACTTCTTCTTTTTCTTAGGGAATCCGGCCTTCATATTAGCGTAGGCCTTTGGAGAAATCGTGCTATTCTTTTTGGTTCGACTGGTACCTGCTGCTTTACGCTTGTTGATATTAGCGTAGAGACCTGAGGGTTTGGAATTGCCCTTGTTCATTTCTTTGTGGATTTACCATTGTGACCATTTCTAGCACGGTTCCGAGAAGGGCTTTCAAGAACCATGGTCCCCTTGCGTGTATGGGAAAGATCGGGGCCTCCCTTTCCCGCTAGGCCACGGCGCCTACGCTCTGACCACCGTTCTTCGGAGGCATTCTTGACCGTGGGCTTTTTATTCAGTTTGCGTTGATAGGCCGCTTTCTTGGCCGCTGCCTTTGGGTTGGCTGCGTAGTACTTAGCGGACTTGCTCTTTGCCTGGGCCATCTTTAAAATAAACGAAGTTTTCCAGGCGTTCGATGCGCTGATTGCTGAGTCCAACCTGAGTAACGAGTACATCAACCGACTTAGCAATGTTATGGAGCGTTAAAAGGTGCCAACCAAACAAACCAAGAATGGCTGCTGCTACCGCATTACGGATGGTTTCATTATCGGATGACACGTTCCACGTCCTCAAGTTCTAAGTCAGGAAGGCTGGCAAATAGTTCAGCAAGAGGCGAACCAGAAATGGGAACACCAGTGATGTTATTCTTGGCAAGCCAATCACAAGCCGCCTTAAGATCTTGAGTAGTAGCAAGGCCGCTTTCAATGCGACCAATCAGTTCCTTTGTAACGAGACCATGAAGCTCGTTGAACTGATCCTCAGTTGCTCTGGCCATAATTACGGTTTATCCTCAACAAGAAGGCCTTCATAAATGGGGTAATCAGAGGTGAGAACCACAACCGTTTTGACCCAGCCAATGCTGGTAAATGTCCAGGTAGCGCCATTAGCGGTAAAGGTTTGACCAATCGTAGGCGCAGGGCTGGTCGGAAAGATTGGATAAACAGGGTGTGACACTATGTGTTCTCCTTAATAAGATTGATAAGCTTTTGCGGGTAGCTTGGATCAGTAGCATACCCTTCTTGTTGAAGCAATCGACAGCATTCCTCAGCAGAAGTGGCACGATTGACACCCTCATACCCTTTGTAGTCGTCGTACCAAAGGGAAATCAGGTGTTGAATGCACTCTTCAGGGGTATTATAGTCCTTAAACGTGTCTTTAATGG